GTCCGCAACTCAACCGCGAGTACAAGTCCGGTGATCTGATCGGCATACGGCCGGTGCTGATCCTGCCCGAACATGTCGGCTGTACGCTCGGTGTCTTTACGTCGATAGAGTGTAAGCACCCGGACTGGAAACCGAGCGACAAGGACGAGCGGTATGTCGCACAGAAGCGATGGGCTGACCTGATTACCAGTCTCGGCGGCTATGCAATTATTACCAACAGGAGCGATACGCTATGACACGTGAGGACGCAGTTAAAGAATGTGTGGAGCGGCTTAAACCGCTAGGCATGATTGCACTGGCCGTGTCGTTTGCCGATCCGTCCGATGAAGACCTTGAGACGCTGATGGCACTCGGTCCGCTGCCGCGACTGGCATCCATGTCGGCGGGCATCCTCGATCGCACGCAGAACGGAATGTTTACTAACATGACGGTCAATTCCGGCTACTACAGCACGCTGCTGCGCGATGCGTTCATGACCCCTGTGGCCAGCATGTCCGTGTCGATCTGCGTCGATGGTGAGTGGCGGACTGTCATTGGCAAGACCAAACCGCACGGGCCTGCCGTTGCGGTCGGGTAACACGCCACAGTTATTTCTCCATAGACGCCAGCCTAGCTGCGAGGCGCGCAACCGTATCTCAGCTTGGACGCTACTCTCAGCCATTGTCAGCCACCCACCGCAAACTGACCGCATAGTCAGACAGTTCGTAATGACCGGCCGTCGCACCGTCCATCAACCACGGCGATCCGCAGCAGCCGCAGCCTTCGATCTTGACACCTGTGCGCGTGGTCAGTTCGTTCAGCCCGTTGATGAACTCCTGCTCGGCAGGCGTCGGCTGGTATGCAGGCGGTAAGTCTTCAGCGGTCAGTCGCTGTGCGTCACGTTCGTTTTTAAGGTTCATACCGTACGCTCCGTATGTAAAAGTTATTGTCACGCCGCCATGCCTCACAGTACGCTGTGTAGTCACGATTCATCGCGGCTCGATCTACGTAATACGTCAGTTCGTCTGGTAGCGCATCGCTGGTAATAAACCGGAAACCCTCGTAACGTCCGATTTCCATCGGCATTAGAGTCTGCGGTGGCACCCACAGGCGCATAAGGCTCTCGGCACGCACGATAGCTGGAGCCGCGCCGAGCGCCAGCATGCCGGTCAGGAATCCGCGACGGCTAACCATAACGGACAATCTCACGGGTATATATGACGGTCAAGTTACCGTCACGCATCACGTCACGCAATGCTTCCTCGTAGTCAGGATGAGCGAAGATTACGTACTTGTTGGCAAGGTGCGTGCCTATCGTTGGGTTCCCGCCGTTACTGCCAGCCATCTGAATGTAGCGATCAGCAGATGCTGCATGAACAATACCAGCCGGCGTGACGACCTTCATCATTGACGCAGCCCGCACGATAGCCGGTGCCGCACCGAGCGCCAGCATGCCGGTCAGAAAGCCTCGGCGTGTGACTATCATTTACTTACCCTCCGTAGTCTGCTGCGCTCTCTATCTTTCTTGCGCACAAGCTCAATGTTCTTAGCTCGATACGCTTTTTGGTATGCGATCAATTCGTCTCGTTTTTCTTTGTATCGATTTCTCTCGCGAATTCTATTTTTCTCCATCTCTCGTTCGCGACTGGCTTGTATTTCAGCAGCGGTGCGTTTTGGTTTCTTAATGGCAGGAGGTTTTTCAATCTTGCTGTATCTGAGTAAGTTGTTGCCCTTTGAACTGCAACTTAAAGAGCAGTAATTACGTTCTTTTACATTAGATTTTTTAACTGTTATTGATATACCGCATTGCGCGCAAACCTTGGATACAGCTTTGACTAAGCCGGCATCTGCGCATACTTTTGAACAATATTTCTGCCAGTCGCGACTAGGTTTCACATGGAACTGTACGTTGCATTTGACGCAAGTCTTCTCAATGCGAGGAATGCGAGCACTATGAGTTGCCCTGATCTTTTTTCTTGTTGCTTCGGATACCGGCCGCCCCTTCATTGCCGCCGAGACTTTAGCCTTCGACTCTGCGGTATGTACCTGAACCTTCGCTGCTCGCGATTGTCGTGCACGCGCCTCCGGGTTTTGATAATGACGTTTTAATCCTGCCGAAATTCGAGCACGCGCTTCTATCGATTTCATCGTTGCTGCCGTAGCTGCTGATAGCTTTGTGCGTGTCTCTTTTGAATGCTTGTGACCGAGCACGCCCTCCCCACCGACCGTTCTGTTATATCCATTCGGCGACAACGTGTTGTATTTACATATTGCTTCTCGCTCAAGACGACACAGTTCGTTAAAATCGTCGGACGTTGCTAGTATTTCAATCTTGGTGTCCGCTCTTCCGTACTTGTTGTACGCACGCCCAACAAGCGTAGTGCAGCTAGGTGCGGCGTGTTGTTTTATTCGCTTTGCGCTATTGTGAATGGTTATTCCTATATACGACTTGCCTCTGGTCTTGAATGTTATTTTGTAAAGTTCACCCACGATTGACCCTTTCCGTAAGCGCCGCAGCCTCACGTGCATTTAATGTTTGCGCAGTTCCGACATCTATTCCGAATTTGAAGAAAAACGTACGTTGTGCTTCTGCTATTGACATACCTAAAGCTGTTCTATTACCACCCCACTGCGCCAGTGACGCACGTAGTGCAGTCTGTGCTTCCATTCGTTCGCGATGATTACGACGAAGCGCCCCGACAACTTCTGGTGTAGCACCGTAGGGAATGCGCAACTGTTCAGACGCAGCAATGTCACCGCGCATCCTAGCCAGCACGTCCGGGTCTAATTCTATCAGAGAACCATCCACCACGTCAGGACTGCCCCTGCCAGCCGGCTCGACCTTGTACCCGCAGTACGGACAGACCACGCGGGTCCGCTCATACACGCCGGCACAGTTAAGACAGGAGCGCAGCGGGATCGGCGCGTCATCGGTCGGCCTGCGTGTGCGGCGGTCACGCCTGTCAAGGCTCCACTCGCGCGTCATATCTGGCAGACCGTGCAGCAGGACATTGCCGACGTGATCAATTATTGTGGCGTGCGTCTTGCCATCCATCGGACGCAACGCGCGGCCGAACTGCTGGACGAACAGCGCATAGCTCTGCGTCGGGCGGGCCATGCTGCAGACCTCGATCGCCGGCAAATCAAACCCCTCGCCGAAAAGATCGCAGTTGACCAGTTGCTTTAGTTCGCCAGCGGCAAACATGCGCAGCAGCTTGTACCGAATGTTGTCGGGTGTCTTGGCAGATATCGCTTCGGCCGGTATGCCCTGCTGGCGATACGCAGCAGCCAGTTCTACCGCGCTATCGACATCGACAGCGAACGTCACGCCGAGCTTTCCCGGTGCTATCCGCATGTAGTGCGACACGACATCACCGTGAATGTGTGACCGGCGCACGGCACGACGCAGCGGCTCGGGACTGTAGTCACCGCCCGCACTGACCGTCACGTCGGACATGTCGATATCGTTGGGCGGTGCGAACACGCGGTACTCGGTCAGATAGCCACGGTTGATCAGGTCGCGCATGGCCGGACCGACAATGATCACATCCATGACGCCATCATGGTGCCGGCCAAGTCCCTTGCCGTCAGCACGGACCGGTGTGGCGGTTACGCCAAGGCCGAAGGCATGCGGGAACATCTCGACCGCCTTGCCCCACTTGTTGCCGACCAGCAGATGATGCGCCTCATCACAGACCCACAGCTTCGTCTGCTGGAACAGCGGATCGGACGGATCGCGCCGCATGAGCGTATCGACGCCGGCCGCTGCAACCTGTGCCGTCGCGTTGTAGTAGCTGTTACTAAGCTCGATACCATGTAGCTGCACGCAGGCACGAATCAGCGCGGGCTGGCCGATGATGCGGTGCCTGACGTTATAGCGCGCCAGTGCAAGGGATATTTGCGAGACGAGTTCCTGCCGGTGCGCAATGGCGACACTGGCCGCCGTCATGCGCCGCTGGATGTTGGCAAACGTCACGGTCTTGCCCGCCCCTGTCGGCAGCACCAGCAGCACGTTGCGTGCGCCCGCATGCCACGCCTCATAGATGCGGCGCTCGGCTTCAGCTTGATAGTCGCGGAGGATCGGCTTAGTCATCGCAGGTCGGTTTCCGGTGTATCGCACCGCCATGTACGGGCACGCCGTCAGCACTCTCGCCGCGCGTATAGACAAGCTCGCTGCTGTCCGGTATTGCAGCCGTAACAGACGAGCAGCCGTTGCGACAGTCACGCCACAGCTTGCGGGTCTTGTCCCACGTCCGATCCTCACCGCATTTGCGGCAGGTTAGCGTCTCGGTCATACCGCAGCAGCCTCCCGCCTGAACGGTGTCTTGTGCCGTCCGTCCTTGACACACTGCCTGACATTTTTACTCTGCGTACCGCCAGTCAGGTGCGCCGGGTTGATGCAGAGCGAGTTGTTGCACAGGTGCATAATGACGGTACGTGGCGTGATGCGTTTATTAGCATGGAAAGCCTGCACGGATGCACGGTGAGCAAAGACCTTGTGGTGCTTACCCTTGGTACGCATCGAGAGCCGGCCGTACAGCATGCCGCTGCGGTTGCGATTGACCTCGCCGATCCATATCCAGCACGGCTGGTCAGCATAGGTCGGCACGTCACCGAGCCTGCTGTTGGCGATCAGGCGCTCACCGAGATTTGCGTATCGGCGCATCGTTCGCTCGCTTGAGTTGTGCCTGTTGATGGTGCCGCTCGCACAGCACACCCTTTCCGTTACCATGCGTTCCGATACGCGTGCAGCGTGTGCGCTTGTCGGTAATGGCCGTACATTGCAGTTTGTCTGGTTCGTTGCTGTGCATTTAATTTATCCCCCTGACCTATTGACGAAGCCGTCAATTTACCGTAGCATCCCTCTTGCTGTCAAATCCTTTATTACATACATGGAGATTCATATGTCCCTTGAACAAGCCCTCGCGGCCAATACCGCAGCCCTGCAAGCCCTCACTGCCGCGCTCGGCGCGGTCCCTCAGTCGGTGGCTCCGGTACAGCCTGCCCCTTATACTGCGGCTGTCGCTCCGGTGCCGACTGCCCCCGTGGCATCGCAGGATTCGTCTCCAGCACCGACGCTCGCATTCGCACCGCCTGTTCCGACCGCA